ATGGCTCTTTCTGAGGCTTGGCTAAAAACTAATAATGGCAAGGTTCGCGACAAGGTGGAAGAAGTTGCTGATCGCGACTCAATGAGCGTAAGAGTATCAGCAAAAGGTAAAATTGTCTTCCAATTGCGCTATCGATTTAATGGCAAGCCTTACCGATTAGATTTGGGTTCATATCCTAATATCAGTCTAAAGGATGCTAGAGCAGAAGCCAATAGATTACGAGCTTTGCTTGAGCAAGGGAAAAACCCTAAAGTTGAAGTTTTGGTAGAGCGAAATAAACATATTGATCCGCTTACCTTGGATCAACTTTTTGAAAAGTGGTATGAATCATTTTGCAAGCCAAATAAAAAACTACATGACCAAGTTAAAAGTGCTTATTTAAATCATATATCACCCCAGTTAGGTAAATACCCAATTGAGCGAGTTGATATTGAGCACTGGCTAGAATTATTTGAGAAACTTGCAGCTAAGCAGCCCGGTACAGCGAAGGTACTTTTATCAAATGTAAAACAGATGTTGAAATGGGCCGCAAAGAGAAAGCTTATTTTAACGAATGTACTTGCTGATATTTTTCCCAAGGAAGATTTAAATATTACCTATATCCCGTCTAAGCGAGTTTTAACAGATGAGGAATTAGTAGTTTTATTTGAATGCTTGAAATGGTCTAGATTAACTGAGAAGAATAAAATATTTATTCAGCTTTGCCTTATATATGGTTGTCGTAAAGGTGAGTTGAGATTAGCTGAGAAAAAGCACTTCGATTTAAAAAAGAAAGTCTGGCTTGTTCCACCTGAAAACCATAAGACCGGCTATAAAAACGATAAAACTTTAATCCGTCCGATATTGCCAGAAATGGAGGCTCTAATTTTAGAGGCAATGGAGTTAAGTAAAGGGAAGTACTTATTTAATAATGGCGAAAAAGATGAAGCTATGAGTAGCTCAGCTTCAACCGCATTATCTGCAAGTGTTATTGGCTGGGTTAAGCGCTTCAAAAAAGAAGACATGAACCACTGGTCTATGCATGACTTGAGACGTACAGCGCGTACCAACTTTAGCCGATTTACTGAGCGTAGAGATGTTGCGGAAATGATGATTGGTCACAGCATGCCGCAGATTCAAGAAGTGTACGACCTTTATGACTATGTGAAAGAACAAGCTGAAATATATGAAAAATGGATTGCTAGATTAGAAAAACTTAAGAATGGAATTATTGAAGATTAACGGCTGCTTATACAGCCGTTTTATATCGATCTATGCACATACGCTCCCAGCGATTTACCTCTCTTGATAGATAGCGCTTCATGCCGCCACCCACTGAGGGTAATGCTGGGGCAGGGAAAGGCTCCCCATATTGAGTGCCTTTCTCCCAACGGTTTAAAGTCTGCTTAGTAATCCCAAATCTTTCACAGACTTCATTTGAAGTGAGATACTTATTCAATTTCACCCCTCCTCACTTTCCGCTTTAACTTCGTACTCACCATTTACCCAGCCATCCTCATAGTCTAAATCAGGAGGTTGAATTTGGACTGCATGTTCTTTTACGTCTCTCCAATTCATATTGTTTACAGCCCAATCATGAATTTCATAATCATCACTTTCAAATAAAGGCACTGTGTCATCATTTAAACTATCTTCAAAGGATACTTCGTCAACACCTGCATAATACTTAGCGCGGCTCTCAGCTATTATTCGAACTGGTACAGCCCATTTGCTTTCGTCTGGCATAGTTACAATATAGTTTTGATCTAAAATACTCATATCAACACCTCAGCACATTTCTCTATATATTCATTTGCCCATTCATTTAAGATTTCCTTTTCAACAAATTCTTGCTTTTCAAAGAAGCCTAATGCATTCCATTCTTTTTCCGAGATGTAGTCACTTAGCAATACATCTTCTTCATGGTTCCCTACAACAAAGCCAATTGAGAGCTTTAATCGCACTTTGATAGAACTAAATTCACTCATCCCTCAGCTCCCGATTCGCTTGGCACTTTATGAAAATGCATCCAGTGTGTTGGTGGATCACTGTCAAAGTTTGCCCAAATATGATTTAAGTCGTCATCACAGGTCATGTAGTCAATTTCTGGTTGAATATCGGGCGCATCTGACCAACAAATAAGTACCATTGTGTCTGTAGTTGGCTCTTCACCTCTAATGTCAATCCATGTTGGTAAAGCCTGAGCTTTTATCTGCCACAATTCCCAACCTAGCTGAGACTTAGAATTTGTATATTCTCCGTCTTCAAGTTCAAGGTCACGCTGCTTACCGCCAACGCTTAAATAAGCTTCTTCAAAAGCTGCTCTTTCAATATTTGAATTTGTCATGCCGCCACCTTCGTTTTTAAAATGTTGTGAGTTTTCAAACGTTGGCGAAGGGTTCCACGGTTTAAGCCAAGTAATTCGGCTGCTTTAGTCTGGTTGCCACGTGTCTTGATCAATGTTTCCGCCAATAATGGCTTTTCTAGGAGGGCCATAACTTCTGCATGTGCATTGGTAGTGTTTGACTCAAGCACAGCTCTAATTTGATCTAATGAAACAACTACGGTTGATGTAATCATGCTGCTACTCCCGCTTTGATATTTTTGAAAAGAGGGTTGAGGGCGGTAATATCCAATTGTTTTTTTGCACGGGTTGCGGCCACATATAGCAAGCGTGCTTCATCTGGAGTTAAAGGCTTTTCACCTTCAGAAACTGCTTCTTTATAGAAGTAGTCACCGCCTAATTTGACCTTATTAAATTCAAGGCCTTTTGATTTATGAGCCGTTGTCACAACACAGTCATAGTCGTTTGAGCTGCTTTTTAATAAGGCTTCAATAAGTGCGTTTTCACCTACTTTTTCAATCAGGCTTACAAGTGGTTTAATGTCGCTGTTTGATACTTCATGACTGTATTCAAGTACTTCTTCCCAAGTGCTGAAGCCTTCAAATGCACTTCCATCGGCAACGCGAACACCTGCTTTAACTTTTTTGGCATCTTCAATATTTTTAATTAAAGAGCCAGTATCAACTTCAAGACGTGGTTCACGGCCCAACTGGATAAGCTCAACCATTTGAGAAAGGGCAGCGGCATTAGTACGGAAAATAATTGCATCCGCTACGCTGTCATGAACTTCACAAACTTGTGATTCAATTTGTTCAAAGCCGCGCAATGGAATTTCTTCATCAAGCACATTGAATAAAATTGTATTTGCTAGGTCCGCAATTTCTTCGCCAAAACGGAATGACTGGCTTAGTCGTGTTTCAGGTATTTCAAGCGATTGCATTGCATTTACAGCACCACGAAATGCATAAATTTGTTGGTGTCTATCACCGACATAAATGACCTGAGCACCTTGATTATTCAGAACGTTAAGCATGATCGGGTCAGCATCTTGTGCTTCATCAAACAAAATAAAATCTGTGTTGATGACTGGTTTGCTGAGTGCCCAATATTTTAAATAGTGGTCGTGCTCTAAACGGTTTACACCGAACGGGTCAAGAATGTCTTGCCAATAATCATTAGCCTTAGGTAAAAGAATTTTGGCAAGTTCTGCACGGTGTGTTTCTTCCATCCAATCAGGTAGAGCTGCATAAACTTGTGCTAACTGGATTTCTGAATAATTAGATCGGCAAAAATAACCAATGGCATTAATTAAAGATGTAGCCATACGCTTATTGTTGAATAAACGTTTTTGATCATCTTCACCGCGCTGTTTAGTTAAGGCCACTGGCACTTGATACGATTCTAAGTCATGACGTGAAGCAATTTGATTTGACATTAAGCGACGGTTTTTAAGCTTATTGGTAAACCAACGCGGTACCGAATTAAATGCAAGACTATGGAAAGTTTTGCAGCGAACGTTCCGGTTAAATTTACTTTCTGCTTCAGTAGCAATTGCTTTGTTGAATGCCAAGTACATACCAGATTGATAACTTTTAGCATTACCTATTAATTTTAGTGTTGAAGTTTTACCTGCACCTGCATAAGCAGTTACCTTGCAAGACTCACCATTAATTGCCATATCAATGGCTTGTTTTTGTTCAATAGTTGGTTTCATGGGTGAATTTCCCTAAGCACCCTTAAAAATAAGGGTGCTCGTATAAAATTTATTTAAAAAGTGGTAGTGGCTTACGCGGTTAATTCAGCCGTTTTTCTTTCAAAAAGTGAGCTGACAGAATCAATCTGTGCATCAGTTAAGAATGATGTGTTTGGTTCAAATTGCTTTTCCATAATTGAGTTGATTGCTTCAATTGAGTTTGCAATTTCCAAATCATCTACAAGCTGAAGATAGAATTTCTTATTTGTGTATGCGTTTTTAATATCTGTCTGTGCCGGTTCACCAAGATCAGAAGGAACGGTTGAGCCAAGAATTTTTAAATCGGCTAGGTTATTAATCTGCCCAATATCCTGAATGCATTTTTCGACATCAAATGAAACAGCTAAATCAATCACAGTCTCTTTTGATTGCTCACGTTCATCCATCTGAGCTTTTAAACCAGATGCACCTTGATGTTTTTTAACCGTTGACTGAACAGGGGTAACATCCATTTCTTCGCGTTCAATAACTTCGTCGGGTGTATAAACACCTAAAATTACATCTGGTGTATACAAACGTGACCAACGTTTAATAGCTAGATAAGCAATCTGTTGGCGTGGATCAGCAATCCACATTGGAGAATTTCGCACAGGACCTACCTGACCCATAGTAAGTACAATTTCACGTGGTGATGTTTCACCTCGTAGGGTGGCCCAAACTTTCACACCTCGGTCAAAAGACTTATCTTCTTTGCCATTAACTTTTGACCAGTCCCCGAACCATTCGTAGTTGAGACGTTCTTTAACAGGTGCACGATTAATAATTACTGCATTAACAAGTTGTGCTTCATAACCCAACACACCATTAATTTGATGGGTTTTCTGAGCAACTGCGAAAGGATCCATTTGCCATTGGATAGACTGCATAATAATTGCAAGGCAGTCACTTGGATTGTTTTGCAAGTGTTTTGGCACTGAGAATTTTGAAGCGGCCATTGTTTCCGCTAACTTCTCAAAGCGTGCCATCATTTCAGGATTCATCAAAATTTCAAATGCTGAAATTGGAGCTGATTGAGTTGAAATGCCTTGATTCAAATTTGATACTGCTGTGTTCATAATTAAAATTCCTTAAATTAGAGATTCTTTAAATTTGTTTGAAATACGAAATACACGCGTACTACTGGTATTGCTATATTTCTCGAATAATTCAGGTTGTTCTTTCTTCAACAGCTTGCTATCAATGCGTGTTGAAGATTGTTCTTTGTAAGAGCAGATTGATTTGCCTTGGCTAATCATCAATTCCGCATCTTGCATTGCAGTCACTATTTCAAGCTTGATTGCTTCTTCACGTGCTTCAGCATCTTTTTTGGTTTGCTGAACAGTAATGAGTTCTTCAGTAAGCTTGATTTGATTAAAATTGGCTTCTACCTGTTTACCCACCACGTGTTTAGACCAACGATGTAGAACATCATCAAAGCAAGTCGGGTCGGGCGGTACATCAGCAAGAACATGGTTAAACCAGAATGCTTTTACTTGGTTGAAAATGGATTTAATTAAATCTTCATCACGTTCGATGCGGTACATACGGAATTTATTACCGCCAATCAATACAGCTAAGTGAATGACTTGACAGCCTGTAATCATCAGGTACCAAAGACATTGAGTTAGGTAATAGTCTGGTATCTGGTCGGTGTCTTGTTCACCGAACAACTTGCTCATGTATTCACTAGCTGTTTTACACTCAAGCAATTGGTCAGTAGTCAAAGCACCATTTTTAAAGCGTACTGTCCCTGAAATTTCAGGATTGATCACGGCACGGTCAATATTTCCAAGCGCCCAAGGGTGGTCTTCCAAAAATAATTGCTGTTTTACACGCTGAACTTTCATACCTGATCGGCGTGAAAACTCTTTAGCAACTACATCTTCAAGCAAATTACCAAAGTGAGCAGATTCATTTTGCCCAGATTTTTCACTACGACCTGTTTTATCAAGCCATAATTGGTATGGTGATTTATAAGGGCTAAAACCTAGAATGGCTGCGACATCAGAACCGCCAATACCTTTCTTGCGGTTTGCTAGGAATGTTTCACGATCAACATGTGTATTCATGCTTCAGTGCTCCCTTGAATACTTCCATAAACACTACGGCAAGTAGTCCAATCAGGATTACCGTAAGATTCACTTTCGTCATCCCATTCACCATAAAATGGATTTTCAGACACAGAAGTCATATGAAAACCTATTGCGGGAATCTCTGGTTCAGTTTCTAAATATTCAGCAATAGTCGGCCAATGATTAATGTGGTTTTCTGGCTGCGGGAAGTCATTCAAAAATGCACGTATATCTTGCGCAGCCTGCTTGAAATCTTTCTTCTCAATAAACATACGATCCATTGTCATTAAATGAACCGTGCGATGAAGTAATGGAACAGATTCATCACGACATAGAGCCCAAAGTTTTGCACCACTATCACCAAGAGTGGCAGCCATGAAATTCGACTTACCTAGATATTTTTGTGCTATTGCATCCCAAATAACTGGTGCTGAACCCCAAGCATTACCAAGCTCGAATAGCTCTTCTACTTTCTCTTCTGGATGAATTGCTAAAATAGTTGTGTAGCTCATGGCTCAACCTCCCAACTTTGCTAATTTAGTTTCAATTGATTCTTCAAGCGCTTCATTGATCTTTACAAGCTCAAAGCGGTCGATATAGGCATTTACAACACCTTCTTCATCAACAACATTGATTGGCTCTAAACGTTCAATTTGAATGCCTGTAACTCGGTTAAAACCATTGCTGTCGTCATAGCCTGAAAAATCAAAATTGACTTCAATACGAAAGCGCACATCACTTGTTAAAATTGATGCATGACAGTCAACATGACAGTCGTTGTAAGGTCCTAAATCCAAATCATCTACTGTATAAATAGGTGAAAAAATAGTTATCTGTTGTGGTCCTAAGTTCTTATAGGCCATGTGTGCAGACGCTAGTGCAAAACTCATCGTCACCACTAAAACAACAATCCCGCCAATAAAATATGTTCCAAAACCTAAAGCAGGGCTGTTTTTATATGCGTCTTTTATTGCCGCAATTAATTGATCACGTTTAATTCGCAAAGCTTTTGCAAAGCGTTTAACTTTTTGTTTTCGAATTAATCCTTTAATCAGATTACGATGATTATTAGAAATTTGACTTACCATAATGTTCTGTTCCATAATGACCCCGTTATCTTTAGCTGTTGAATAACAGTGAAAAGTAATGCTTGTTTAGATCGCCCCGTCCTTCTCCAAAATTTCGGGGCTTTCTTATGTCTAAAATTTAGAAAAAATTAAACTGAGCCTTCCAGAATCTGCACATATTCAGGCAGGCCTGCTAATTCAATTTCTTTGCCATCTTTAGTAATGGTTTTACCGTCACGGATGTATTCAACGGTGTCTTCCATTGATTTTTCGATAGCTTTTTCAAGTTGGTCTAAGTCGTACCAAAACGTAATCACACCATCTTTAATGCGATAGCGGAAACGCGCAGGCAGGGCATAGTGATTGCCGCCACGATGTACTTGGATACCGAAAACGAGTTTTTCAGGAATAGATAAGTTACCCGTAGCACCTGCACGCGCTTCAATAGTTTCGTTGTAAGTCAATTGAACTTGGCCGTTATCGGTACGGATGCCAGATTTAAAATCAACATTTGTTTTTGCATTTAATGTTTGTACGATTTCAAGCAAAACTGTTGCGTCTGGTTGATTGATGTAAGGCACTACATCTTCTAGGAACAAAGCAAAGTTTGTTTGGCTGAATTTTTCACCTGACTTATCTTCAATTTTTTTAAATTCAGGTGTTTTTTCTGCGACAAAACGAGCTATATGTTTACAATGACGTGGTGAAAGTTCAGCCCCTTCATTTTCAACAGATTTATCAACTTCGTGATAATCGAGTACAGCTTTAAATTTGCCTTCCAACACATCAACAAACACTAAAGAGTTCTTGTCTGCATATCGAGAAACATATGCAATAAAGTCTTTAGCTGTATTCAAAGAAACGCTTTGCTCTAAATTAATAGGGCGAGCTAATAACTCTTTAAATGGGTGTACTTCACTACCTTCAGGCACTACAACAAAAGGCAATACACCTGTTGATTGAGTAACATTTTGCAGGCTTGCTTGACCAAGCTTGTAGTTAGTTTCAGCAATATTGTTAAGTTCGCTCATTGGTTTTTTCCTGTAATGGCTTGTTTAGAAAAAATTAATAAAAACAGTTATTAAGTAAGCTAATTAATTAACTTAAAGGCTTAATTGTTGGTTTGTTATCAGTAGGAACTTGCTTGAGCTCAACAGGTGTACCCGCATCAATGTGCTCAAGATTTAATTTCTGTTGGCGTGGGTCTTCACGCACAAGCTGTTGGTCGCCATCTGTAAATAGAACAGTTGGTTCTTTGTCGAATTTAGGAAGAGTTGACTTAATGTCGTCCTGAATTTTGTAGGTACCACGACCATTAGGCTTAATGGTCAAAGTAACGGTTACTTTTGAGACTTTGCCTGTGTCGTTTGAAGCTTGAAGTGCTTCAGTCAAAAGCGAATCAAGTTGTTCAATCGTGTCGCCACGTTGAAGATTTGCTAGGGTTTGACTGAATGAAGTGTTCTTAGCTGGCATAACATTCACCTAACTTTTGAATTTAGTAGTTGGTGAAATCAGTTTAGTAAACTGAACAAAATAGGTCAATAGATTTGTTTAGAAAAATGAACTTTTTTTATTTCTTGTTTAGGAAACAAAATAAAAACCCGCATTAAGCGGGTTTGTAAAATTATAAAAAAGCTTAATATGAAACGTCTGGATTGTTTTCAACTTCAGTATTTAGTTCTTCGACTGCATTATCAGCATCAGGAACAATATCACGCCAATTTTCATTTTCAAATCTTTCAAATTGGTTGTTAACTTCTTCGGTCTTAGCTTCTAGATTTGATATGTGTTCTTGTAATTTGGTTACTTGTTCCTCTAAGTCAGCTATTTGCTGATCCTTTTCTGAGACCATATTGTCATAATCTTCTTGTGTGATTGAGGGGCTTCCACAACCAACTAACCCAACAAATAAAAGACCGATCAGAATAAATTTTAAATACATGATTATCTTCTTATTTTTCTAGTATCAAGTTTCATCCAAAATTGCCCGATTACATGAATTCCTTCAGCTTCAATTCTTTCAGGCGAATAATACTCATCAGGAAATCTAAGCTTATCTTCATTTCTTGACACTGCTTTAAATCCACCAACTCCCTGTTCATTCCAATTAAACAAGTATTTGATTTTCGTATCATCTCCAACCTGAAATGCATAAATTTCACCATCAAAGATTTTTTTTGCTGAAATATCAACGGACACACGCTGACCATCTAAAAGATCAGGGGCCATACTATCACCACGCACCTTAACTACTTTTGCATAATATGAATCAACATTACATTCATAAAGTAGGCCAGTAGGGACAAAAAACTTATTAGCACTTGGGGCTTCAATATTTAAATGCCCATTTCCAGCACTTACATAAATTTCGTCATAGAAATCAATTGCCGTAAAACCTTCTGGTACCGGATCATTTTCATCATAAATCTGTACTTCAGCATTTGTTATTTTGCCATTACTACCTTCGTCATTTTTTCCAGTTAACAACCAATCTGGAGATGTCTTTAAAAATGATGCAAGAGTAAGTAACCGCTTTCCTGTCGGCTCATTTACACCTGAAATCCAGTTAGTAACAGTACCCTTGCTTGCTCCAGTAGCCGCAACGATATCTTTATGCTGAACCTTTAGTTCCTGCATTCTCAAAATGATTCTATCAGCAGTAGTTTGCATAAAAATAATCCTAAACTCTTGTTCAAAATACTAAACAATTAAATTGACATGTTCCTAAACTTATAGTTCAATAAACTAAACATAATAGTTTTGGAAACTAAACATGACTGTTGATGACTTAATTAAATTTTACAAAGTCAAAAGTGATGCTGATTTAGCGCGCAAATTGCAGCGTCCTAGATCAACAATTTCCTATTGGCGTAGTGGGGGGATTCCCACTAGTACACAAGCAACTTTTCAAGTCTTAACCAAGGGACAAGTTAAGGCTGACATGCAGACAAAATCTGCTTAGGAAATCACATGAACAAATTATTAGTTGATCTATCTGCAAGTGCCAGAAATGGCGTCTCCCGAATATTGCAGGCACTTGCATCAAATAAAAATGTAGAAATTGCGGACCATCTAAATGTCGATGCAAGCACTTTGTCAAGAATGAAAAATGACAAGAAAAGCAATGGCTTAACGGAAATTGAAAACTTTTGCGAGCTATTGAGTTGCTTAGGTTTGAAGGTGGTGCCAAAGGATTATCAAAGTATTGATAAAGAACGGGTGGCTGCACTTTTAGTTATGTCTAAAAGTTGGATGAACCGTATTGAAACCGTTGATGATCTATTTCATGACGAGATCAGCGGGAAAAAGGAAAAACTTGGATATTAAAAAAGCCTGATCTCGAGAATCAGGCTTAGTTGTTCATTAACCAGAAGGATTAAATCACATGACTAATTTAACAGAACATAAGTGCAAAAACAAATGTCCTGAGTTTAAAGGAGAGCAGTGTAATCACTGTTTAGTTCAACCTGTGGAAACGCGAAAAATTGAAGATATGGGCGATGACCGTCACATTGAAAATCATATTTCAAAAAACTGTAAGGTTTTTTCTTGCGATGAATCTGTGCATCTCAGTCGTGCTTTTGAAGCTATGGGAGAGGTGTCATGAAAGAACGTCCTATTATTTTTAATACCAATATGGTTAAGGCTATTTTAGAAGGGCGTAAGACGCAAACACGTCGCCCTGTTAAACCTCAACCATTAGGCCATAGCCTAGAAAGTATTCTTGATGGCAAATGGTTTACTAAAAGTTTTGATGGCCTTTTATCTCCGAAAATTAAAGACCTTCCAATGCACTGCCCGTTTGGTCAAATCGGTGACCGTCTTTGGGTACGTGAAACGTGGTACCAAAAAGGCACAATAGGTCGCACTTATCCAGATGCAGAAGATGAATTTAAGTTTTTCCCAGAAAAACAAGCTGCTTATTATGCTGATGGTTTATTCGCACCTTGGACATCAAGAAAACGCCCATCTATCCACATGCCACGTTGGGCATCTCGTATTTTGCTTGAAATTACTGACATCCGTGTTGAACGTTTAAATGAACTTACTGAAGCTGATGCTAAAGCAGAGGGTTTAGATAATTCTAGAAGTGAAGCTGCTATTCAAATTGGTTGGTATGAACTGCCTGTACCTGCTTTCAGACGAGTTTGGGAATGGATTTACGGTCAAGGCTCATGGAAACAAAATCCTTGGGTGTGGGTAGTCGAATTTAAGGTTATCCAAGGCGGTGCAGTATGAATCTAGCACTTTTCCCAAATGAATTAATTATTGATAACTTTGCAGGTGGTGGTGGTACCAGTACTGGCCTAGAAGCTGCATTTGGTCGGGCAGTTGATATTGCAATTAACCATGACCCAAAAGCTTTAGCAATGCACCGTGCTAACCATCCAGACACTAAGCATTATTGCGAGTCTGTTTGGGATGTGGACCCTATAGAAGCAACTCAGAATCAGCCTGTCGGTTTAGTCTGGCTTTCACCTGATTGTAAGCACTTTAGTAAAGCAAAAGGCGGTAAACCTGTCGAAAAGAAAATCCGTGGCCTTGCTTGGATTGCTTTGCGCTGGGCAGATTTAACACGTCCACGCGTAATAATGCTTGAGAATGTTGAAGAGTTTAAGACTTGGGGGCGTATTGGTGAAGATGGTAAGCCTGACCCAAAATACAAAGGTGAAACTTTCCATTCATTTGTACGTGCGTTGAGACATCAAGGATATACCGTTGAATGGCGAGTTATGAAGGCCTGTGATTATGGTTCTCCAACTACTAGAAAGCGTTTTTTTCTAATTGCTCGTCGTGATGGCTTGTCTATTGTCTGGCCCAAACAAACACATGGCGACCCTGAATCCAAAGCTGTCTTAACTGGAAAATTAAAACCTTGGCGCACCGCAGCGGAATGTATTGATTGGTCTTTACCTTGCCCAAGTATTTTTACAAGACAAAAGTCACTTGCTGATGCCACATTACGCCGTATTGCAACTGGAACAATGCGTTATGTCGTAAACAATCCACGGCCATTTATTGTTAAGTCAAATCATGGTGGTGATTCATTCCGTGGTCAAAAAATTGAGTCTCCATTACAAGCAATGACCAGCAAAAATGGTTATGCAGTTGTAATGCCATTCTTAGCCGGTGCAGGTGGTCCAAAATATTCAGCAAAGCCAACTTCTATTAAAAAACCGATTGGCACTTTAGTAGCCTCAGGAAATTACAAAGGAATTGTTGCACCTGTTTTAACAGAATGTGCAAACGCTTCAACTCCGCGCTGTATGCCTGCTAATGAACCATTAAGAACAATTTGTGCAGGAGTGAAGGGTGGGCATCATGCGCTTGTTTCGGCATTTCTTGCGAAAAATTATACGGGCGTAATTGGTAGTGATGCTGATAAGCCGATTCACACAATTACATCGAAAGATCATCACAGCATTGTCGCTAGTCACCTGGTCAAGCTACGCAATAATAATATCGGTCATCGTGTTGATGAACCTATTCACACTATTACTTCAAGCGGTGCGCACTTTGCTGAAGTTCGTGCATTCCTTACTGCTTTCTATGGAAATGAACGTGATGGAAACAGTATTGATAATCCGCTGCGCACTATTCCAACAAGAGACAGATTCGGTCTAGTTACTGTTGAAGGCCAAACGTATGAAATCGCTGATATCGGTTTTCGTATGCTTCAACCACATGAACTTTTTAAAGCTCAAGGTTTTCCTGATGACTACATTTTCAGTTATGGAATTGATGAGCACGGGAACACTGTAAAACTAACTAAAACAGATCAAACGCGGATGGTCGGTAACTCTGTTTGTCCTCAACTTTCTGAAGCACTTGTGAGAGCCAATTTCTCTCATGAAAAGAAATATCAGGGGGCAGCATGACAGCGATGATTACCCTACAACCAAGCCGCTACATGAGACGTAAAGGCTTTGGTTCTGAAAACTGTAAAGCAATAAAACAATCAGTTCCTTTTGTTGAAGCACGTCGTGGTGAATACACGCATAGAGTTCGCCACGTAACCCTTATTAATTTTGGAAATAAATCACATTTTGCCGTGCATTGTTGGTGCGGCATGACCATGTGTGTCGGTGGCACAGGGAAAGGAACAGGGATTTTACTTGATACACCAAGTGCTAATCGTCCTATGTGCGCTACCTGCGAAGGTAGGGTAATTGGTGCAGGCTTGCTTGGTGCACGTGAAATATCTGGCCGACAAGTTATGTATCGAGCAAGTGAGGTGGTATGAACAATCCAAGAATTGCATTAACACCACTCGAATGTGATGTTTCAAATTTTCCATTTATGCCACTCGATATTGATCGACTTTTGAATTCTGAAACATGGATTCTTGGAGACGATTCAGAAAAAGTTGCAAGCTTCACTCTATGGTTGAAAAGTTGGTCGCAAATACCTGCGGCAAGCATTCCAAACAACGACAAGATGCTTGCTCACTTATCTGGCATGGGTGGCAAATGGAAAAAAGTAAAAGAGCATGCTTTGCGTGGATGGGTTGATGGTGGTGATGGTCGTTTATATCACCATGTTGTGGCAGAAAAAGCATTAGAAGCTTGGATTGAAAAGCTTGCAAGCGCTATATCTGGCGCGCAAGGCAATGCTAAACGATGGAGTATTGAAATTGATACTTCTGAATTAGAAAGCCAGCTACGCGATGCAGTTTACCGACTAAAAACTATCGCACCTCAATCCAAGGCGTTAACTAAAAAGATTGCCAAAATTGTCGAGTCTGGATCGCACACCGTATCGGGGGGCGATAGCGACCCGAATCGTCAGGGGATCGCAACAGATAAGAATAGAATAGATAAGAATAGATTAGATAATAATACACACTCAAATGGCACGAGCGAAAACCTCCTCGATGCTGACTTGAGTTTGTGGAAACCTTCACTTCATGAAATTAATTCTTGGAGACAAAGAGCAGGGTTACCGAAAACGACTCAGGATGAGTTTGATACGTTCATGATTACCTTCCTACCGCATTACGCACCTGACATTCGTTCAGGTCGTCTCATTGAAAACAAGATTTACGCGAAATATATCCAGTGGGTTAAAGACGATGCTTTGAAAGCAAGCCGTCTGGCTAAAAGCAAACCCGCTGCTAAAACCAATTCGGCTAACGATTCTCGAAACGTCAATGACGCTTGGAAAGATGAGCCTAAATCAGATGATCGCCCGTTCACAGGAACCGTGAACATACCGGAGGATTTTTAAGATGAATGCGATGGTGAATATTTTAAATGGCTTCAAATTGGCTGAAGGATTCTGTGAAATCCACCAGGTGCAAAAAGTGCAAGCGGGGCCGCATCAAATTTGCCCACATTGTGCAATTGACCATGTTCATGATTCAAAGCAAGGCGACCAATCACGTGTAGATCAAATGGTTCGTGATAAACATTTTTGCGGTGCAATGCTTCCTGAACGACATGCTCAATCGTCATTTGCAAATTATCAAACCCGTACACAAGCACAAGCACATACGCTCACACAATGCATCGAGTATGCCCAAGCATTACTTGCAGGTAATAAATCCAATTTCATCATGGTTGGTTCAACTGGTACGGGAAAAACACATCTTGGTTGTGCTACTGCATCAACTCTTCTCAAAAAAGGCCTGTACGTTCGATATATCACAAGCGAAGAGCTTGCACAGCGTGTCATGAATGCATGGGATAAGGACACAAAAGATCAATCCGAAGCATCGGTAATTTATGAGTTCACTCAATACGATTTATTAATTCTTGATGAATACGGATTGCATGATCGTGAGAAGCGTTTAGAGCTTGTTCATAAGATTTTGACAGCACGTTATGACCGTAAAAAACCAACGATGCTCATTTCAAATTTTTCTATGAATAAACTCAAAACAGATTTAGGCGACCGCCTATGGTCACGCTTTCAGCATGACGGTTTACGCACTGTTGAGTGTAATTGGTCTGATGCTCGTGTAGGTGGCACCCATGTCTAAAATCATTATTGGTATTGATCCTGATTTAGATAAATCGGGTGTTGCAGTACTTGGGAAATCACAATTTGAATTAAAAAATCTTAATTTTGCTGAAGTGATTGAACTATTCCAAGCAGAACAAGACCTAATCAAAAAAGTGGTTATTGAAGCAGGTTGGCTAAACAAAAAAGCCAACTTCAGAAATGGCGCTAATAAATCCCTTGCCGTGAATGAGCAGATTTCAAAACGTGTTGGTGAAAACCATGCAACAGGTAAATTGCTCGCTCAAATGGCTCAACACATGGGGTTGGCAGTTATCGAAGTAAAACCCACTAAAACCAAAGTCAACTCTGATGAGTTCAATCGAATTACAGGTTGGCAAGGTCGAACAAATCAAGAACAACGCGATGCGGGAATGTTGATTTGGGGAATGTGGGTATAGGAGGAATGTTTATGCCAGTACTTGCTTTCCTGCCTGAATTTGTCGTGAAGGACAAGGTGAAAAGAGATTCAACGCCAAAGGTGACTGAATCAGACGTAAAGAATATTAGAACTTTGCACAATCAAGGCCTGTCTTATCGTCAGCTAGCAAACAAGTACGATATTTCCCATGAGATGTGCAGACGCATTTGCACAAAGTTTTGCTACAAGGAGGTGTTTTAAATGGCTCTAAGTGGAAAACAACAACGGTTTGTAGATGAGTACCTGATAGATCGTAATGCAACACAAGCATACATACGTGCAGGGTACAAGGTTAAGAATGAAGATGTAGCTGCTTCATTGGCTTCACGCATGCTGAGAATTGACAAGGTCAAGGATGCTATTGCAAAGGGTGAAAAAGAGCTTGCAGAGCGAAACAAGATCACTCAAGACAAGGTATTAAATCTTCTTTGGGATATGGCAACAGCTGACCCTAACGAGCTAATCAAATTTGTACGTGTGAACTGCCGTTACTGTTGGGGTGAAGATCACTATTACCAATGGACCAATGGTGAGTATCACAATGCCTGTTACAACGCTAGAGTAAACCAAAATCCTAAACCAGACTGTGATGGTGGTTTTGGATTTGATAAGACTAAAGCGCCTAATCCTGATTGCCCTGAATGCCGTGGTGAAGGTGTTGGCTATACGCATGTTTCAGATACAACACGTGTGAGTTCAAAAGCCAAATTGCTTTATGCGGGAATTAAAGAAAATCAATACGGCGTTGAAATCAAAATGAATGATCAATTTGCCGCTGCGGTTAAAGCAGGTCAGCACATTGGCATGTTCAAAGAGCGTGTAGAGCATAGTAACGACCCTGAAAACCCATTAACTGACACCAAAGCATCAAGCAGAAAACTTGCTGCGCTTGCCAAACTACAAAAAGCAAAGGCTAAGGCCGATAAAGCAAAGGATACAGGCGATGAAAAGTAAACCTAAATCAAAATCAATTCTTATGTTCTGGTTCTTAGTAGCTGTCGGTATTGCTGTATTAGGTTCAGATATTTACAGAATTGTGGTGCTTAAACAGCATCCTTACTCAACTGTAAAAGGGGAATGATGATGCGTGAACAATTTGAACTAAGTATTAAGAACGCTCCAAGCTATCAAAAACTTGTATTTCAGCATGGGGAGCGCCTTTTTATTTATGAAGATGGGCAATACAAAATAGCTGCCGTGCAATTAGCTTGGGAACTTTGCCAGAACAATCCACATGGGCATAACACATCATGCACATACCAATTTGAACTTGCATTTCTTCATCTGCAAGACACTCCAGAACTACGCAAAATGTATTGGTCTGCATTAGGCCAATTGCAATTCGATTCTAATGATCAGGTTATCCCACCAGACCTTGAAGAGTGCCCATGTTGTAAACGGGCAGAGGAGAAAAACCAATGAAATATGTCTTTTTAGTAATGGCAGTACTTGCAGCTCTTTGTATCGATTCTAAGAATTCAGGATCGCATAACACGATTCTTTTGATTACAGCGGCTGTCTTTTCAATTGCAGCGATATTTACCGCTTACATAGATAAATGAGGTGTTTAAGTGGATGATAAATACTTTTGGATTTTCGCCTGTGTTGCAATGGTCTGCTACACCTACGCAAAAGTGCATGGTGTAACTTTATGACAAAAAACACCGATGACGAAATCCTTGCATTGCTTGCCGAAATGGATGAATCAGAAATTGAGCAGTACTTATTGATGCTCGATGAAGATGAACAAGCAGAAATAGCAAAACTACTTGCCGATGCGCCTATTTGGTTCCCATTGGAAGGCCCGCAAATGGCTGCGTTTTTATCTCAAGCCGATGTGATTGGCTATGGTGGTGCGGCAGGTGGTGGCAAAACGGATTTGGTCGTTGGTTCATTCTTAACAGTACATAAACGTAGCTTGGTTGTACGTCGAGAGAAGGCGCAAACAGACGGTATCGTACAGCGTTGTGAGGAAATTCTAGGCCATAAGAACGGTTATAACTCGCAAAAATCATTCTGGAATTTAGGCAACGGACGCTTAATCGAATTTGGTGGTCTTGATAACTTGGGTGATGAGAAGCGTTGGCAAGGTCGTGCTCATGATTTTAAGGCACTCGATGAAGCTACCGAAATACGTGAATCACAAGCGCGCTTTGTAATGGGTTGGAATCGTTCATCAGACCCAACAATCAAATCTAAATGTCTAATGACCTTCAACCCACCAACTACAGCGGAAGGGCGTTGGGTAATTGATTACTTTGCGCCATGGATTAAAAAAGGATATCCGAACCCTGCAAAGCCGGGTGAATTGCGTTACTTCGCAATGGTGAAAGGTAAAGAACAGGAAGTTGAAAGCAATAAGCAGTTTGTACTTATCGACGATCAAATCGTTTATGACTTTGACCCAAAAGATTACAAGCCTGAACACATCATCACACCTAAATCACGCACGTTCATTCCTGCACGTGTCACAGACAACCGCTATTACATGGAGACAGGCTATATGAGCACACTACAAGCATTGCCCGAACCTTTGCGATCACAAATGTTATATGGCGACTTTGGTGCAGGTATTGAAGATGACCCTTGGCAAGTTATACCTACTGCATGGGTAGAAGCTGCACAAGCACGATGGAAACCAGAAGATGAAATGCGCCTTATGTACAAAGGTGCATTTGCAATGGATTCATACGGCTTGGACGTTGCACGAGGCGGTAAGGACAATACCATTGGCTATGCACGTCATGGTTTTTGGTACAACAAAGCAAATGTACTTGAGGGCATTCAGTCCAAAGATGGGCCTGCAAGTGCATCGTTTGCTGTGTCACATGTACGTGACCATGCGCCCATTCATGTTGATGTTATTGGTGTTGGTGCAAGTACATACGATTTCTTAAAGCAATCAGGTTTGCATGTTATTCCTGTGGATGTTCGAAATGCTGCAAATTCTTTCGACCGATCTGGTCGCTTAACCTTTTTCAACCTTCGATCACAGCTTTGGTGGCAATTCCGTGAATCATTAGACCCTGCATACGGAAGCACCGTTGCTTTGCCTCCTGAACCTGAACTCTTAGCTGACTTAACTGCGCCACGTTGGGGGTTGCAGGGCACAAATATCAAAGTCGAGTCACGTGAAGATATTGTCAAACGTATTGGACGCAGCCCCGACTACGGCTCTGCAATTATCAATGCGCAAATCGACACACCTAAACGTCAGGTCATGCAGGCCATTCATGGTTCAAGTGCAAGACGTGATTACGACCCTTACGCGTAGTGTCAACAGGAAACGGGGCCTTGTGCATTTCACAAAAGCATAATGTTGGAAAAGACAACCTTGATTGGAGTTTAGCAATGTGCAGTAGCGATTTTTTATTTGGCGGTAATGCCGTACTAGACAAGACGGCTAAGTTGTTTGGTATGGATGCTAAAAAGGCAGAAATACAAGCACCGCCTAAACAGCCAGTACGTCAGGATGCTAAATCACCAGACGCATCGGCAACGATTGACCGTGTTCAGAATGCACAAAATTCAATGTCAGGCGGTATTGCAAATACCTTGTACACCGATGCAACAGGTGTTGATGACGAGAATTTGCGCTTAGGTAAAAAAACTCTTTTAGGTGGCGGTTAATATGCGTGAAGAAGATATCAGAGCGCTGAAAAAACGGTTTGATGCTGTGTGGCAAAACCGTGTCACAGATCAGGACGACTATTGTGCCGATCTTGCATTGCACGTTTTACCTGCTGCTATCAAAACGATTAAGAACCAAGAAAAGCACGACCGAACAGCTTGGTCAAAGATCGTTGATAACACTGGTAAAGACTCGTTAAAAACCTTAGCAGCGGGCATGGTATCAGGCACATGTTCGCCAAGTCGTAAATGGTTCACACTTCAAGCTTCAGATGAAGTTTTGCAGAAAGATATTGAGGTAAAACAATGGCTTAAAGCGGTGGAGGATGCTTGTTATGTGGCATTTTCAAAAAGCAATGTATATCGCGCAGTGCATCATATCTACATGCAAGAGGGTGCATTCGGTATTGGTGCAGCATTAGCACCTGAACATGGGGATAAATCCAAAGCAGCACTGATGGATTTAATCCCTATGACATTTGGTGAATTTGCTATCACTACCGATGAGTTTAATAAACCTAACGGCGTATATCGCAAGTTCAAATTGACCACGATCAATATGGTCAAACAGTTTGGCTTAGATAACGTTTCTGACTCAGTTAAAAGCTCATACGACAACAATAACTTTGAACAAGAGTTTGAAGTTCAACATGCGATTTATGAGCGTGAAAATGCAAAAGGACATGGCCCTAAAAACATGCCGTTTGCATCCATCTATTTTGAGCAGAACTCAAATGACAAATTACTACGTGAAAGCGGAATGATGAGCTTTCAGGTTATTTGTGGGCGATGGACAGTTTCTAGTAGTGATGTGTACGGTGAAGGCCCTGCAAGTGATTGCATAGGAGATTTACGCGCACTTCAGAAAGGGCATCAACAAATTGCAGTAGGGGTTGATTATCAAGTTCGACCACCTTTGCTTTTACCTGATTACCTGAAAGGTCAAGAGCGTGAGACCTTGCCAAATGGTATCGCATTCTACCAACAGTCGCCGACAAACCAAGTTGCACAAGTCCAAGCAATGTTGAATGTGCAATTCGACTTGAATGGTGTTATGGCGCAAATTGCGCAATGCCAAGAGCGGGTAAAACGTTCATTTCACACTGACTTATTCATGATGCTCGATGCTTTTGATAAGGGCAAAATGACTGCAACAGAAGTTTATGAGCGCAAATCAGAAAAGATGCTGATGCTTGGGCCGGTTGTTGAACGTCAGATTGATGAACTGCTACGGCCACTTGTAGAAATCTGTGTTCAGCGCGTCCTATCAACCAATGCTTATCTTCGCCAGATTGCACCTGCTGCTATTCAAAACGCCAATGTCGAAATCAATTTCGTGTCAATTCTTGCACTTGCTCAAAAGTCTTCAGGCTCAGCGGTACTTGAACGCATATTGGGAATGATTGGGCAGGTTGCGCAAGTTAATCCTGAAGTTTTGGATAAAGTTGATACCGATAAATTCTTAGATGAATACTCAGATATTAACGGTGTTTCTCCAAATATTTATAGACCTCAACGTATTGTTGATCAAATACGTGGACAACGTGCGCAACAACAGCAAATAGCACAAGAGCAAGCGCTTGCAGCACAACAGGCACAAACGCAAAACGCTAATGCAAATACGCTTAAAACGGTAGGCGATACCAATGCGGAAACTGTATCTGATCTATTTATGGGTGGTGGCGCATGAGTGAATTAGACAAGAAAGTAGACGAAAACAAGCGTAAGCGTGACCAGGAACTAAATGACCTGCGCACCATTCTTGCTACTGAACAAGGGAAACGTTTTTTGATGCGCCTGCTCAACAGAGCAAATCTATTACAACCGACTTACGGTTCAGGTGCAAACGCAAGCGATTTCGCATTTTTTGAAGGTCGTAGAGAGTTTGGTCTCTACATTCTCGGTGAAATTACACAAGCAAATACAGACGCATGGTTAGACATGCAAAAACAACATTTTGAAGAACTTAAAGAGAAGGTGAGCCATGAGCGAAGTAACGACTACGACAGCAACTGATACCGCAGCTACAACCACAACTGCGGCACCTGCGGATACAGCAACCACAACAACAGATACAGCAACTGCGCCTGTAACTACTGAAACAACAACGGTTGAAACTACGCCTAGCGATACCGCTACTGACACAACTGAGCAAACGCAAGACGTTTTGCTAGGTGGTGAACAGCCGCCTGCTGAGCAACCAGTTCAATACACTGATTTCCAGATGCCTGAAGGTTTCACGTTAAATCCTGAAGATCAAACTGTACTTCAAGAGCTTGGTCAAGAATTCAAAATGCCACAAGAGGCGGTGCAAAAGCTTGTTGATTTGGGTGTTCAAATGCAGCAACGACAAGTGCAAGAGCAATTGAAAACCGTATCTTCATGGGTCGATGCAGCCAAGGCAGACAAGGAGTATGGCGGGGAAAATCTTCAAAAGAACCTGTTGACAGCGCAGCGTGCTTTCAGCTTACCGCGTGGCGACAAAATCTCTAATATTCTTCATAAGAGCGGACTTGGTAACCATCCCGATGTGATTGGCTTTATGACAGAGGTCGGCAAGCTGTTAGAACCTGACAGCATGACGCACGGTCGAGGAACCAATACAGCGAATGTAACGCCTGCGTCTGTATGGTATGACAAATCATAAGGAATATTTAGATGCCTACGATTGTACAAACAAACCCAACTTTAGCCGACGTTGCGCATAACATTGGTAATAACTCTAAAGTTGGGAAAATTATTGAAGTGCTCAACCAACGTCAAGATTTGCTTGATGATGCAGTTGTGCTTGAAGCAAATAGCGGAACACACCACAAAACCAGTGTTCGCTCTGGTTTGCCACGTGGTACATGGCGTAAGTTGAACTATGGTGTACAACCTCAAAAAAGTTCACGTGTAAATATTGAAGATAGTACAGGGCAGTTAACTGACTACTCAGAAATTGATAAAACCTTATATGACTTGCAGGGTTCTAATGGACCACAATGGCGGGTAGAAGAAGATGCAGCCTTTATTGAAGGTATGTCTCAAAACGTTATGGAGAACATCATTTACGGTGATGTATCTGCCGATGTCGCAAAATTCAATGGTATTGCAACGCGCTATAACCACTTTATTGACCCTGAAACAGGTGTTGCACCTGCTAATGCTCAAAATATTTTAGATGCTGGCGGTACTGGAACTGATAATTCATCAATCTACATTGTTCAATGGGCTTCTGACCGAACACACTTAATCTACCCTCAAGGTACTAAAGCGGGTTTGGATATTCAGGACAAGGGGCAAGTAACGCTTGAAGATGCAAACCGCGGTAAATATGAGGGCTTGCGCTCTTATTTCCAATGGGATATCGGTTTAACAGTACGCGATTGGCGTTCAGTGATTCGCATTGCAAACATTGATGTTTCTGAGCTTTCTAAAGATGCATCAACAGGTGCTGATTTAATTGATTTACTTGATGATGCATTAACCATCTTGCCTTTAGCGGGTTCGGCGCGTGTCTCAATCTATATGAACAAAACCGTTCAAGGTGCTTTGAAAAAACAAGTTAATTATTTCAAAAACACCAACCTTTCCTTGGAAGATTTTCGTAAAGAAGGTGGGCGAAAAATCCCTGCGTGGGATGGTATCCCAATTCGCATTAGCGATGTAATTCTTAACACCGAAGCGCGTGTAGTTTAAGGAGAATATGACCATGTCATTAGTTGATTATTTACTTCAGTTCTCCGATAAGCAGGCGATTGCTGCGGGGAACAGCACCAACACTTTAGATACGATTTATAAAAGTGTAGGAACTGCGGGAATGCCAGTTTGCCTACAAGGGCATGTGGTAGCACCCGCTAACGCCACTGTTACTGTGACATTGCAGCATAGCGATGACAACGTGACCTTTACTACTGCTGCGGCATCAAAGGCATTCACTGCTGCCGAATTGAATAAAGGCACATTCTTTTATGCAAACACTGCTAGCAAACGGTATGTACGCTTGCAATATGCGGTTGCCAATGCGCCGACAGGCACTATTTCAGCTTGGTTGGGTAACAAAGCAGATGTTCGTGTGAATTACGATGCTGTTACAGGCCCAGGCACCCCAGTTTAAGGAGTTACGTAAATGTCAGAAGTATTAGTAGTTGCAACCAAAAAAGGTTTTTATCACGGGATTCGTGATGTAGGTACACAATTTTATGTACCACCAAGTTTGATTACAGGTAAAAAAACTTGGTTTAAACCTGTTGATGAAAATTACGTTATTTCAGAACAGCAAAATTCAGACCCTAACAACCCATATACGCGAATGAACAAAGAAGCGCTTTCGCAAGCTGCTGCCGCAAATGGCATTCAGTTAACAGGGTCTGAAACCAAAGCACAAATCATTGAGCTTCTATTAGCTGAATAACTAAAAAAGGCCCGTATCAGTACGGGCTTTTACCTCACAAAGCAAACGTAGCTAAAGGTGAACACCATGGCACATGAAAAGGAAACACCAAAACACTGTTCTGACGAACGGCCTTGCATTAACTGTTTTGCAGATCAAGGCACTTGCGAAGCCCTTCAAGCTTTTCTTATCGAACTAACAGAGCTTACTTATAAATATAAAATTGCTTTGTGTATGACTGAAACAAGTGGTGATTGTATTGCTGCGATTCCTTTAAGTGATGCTGATCCAGACGGTCACGGGCCTTCTTATATTGAGGTGATTAAAGGCTCTGGTTTTATTCAATTTTAAGCAGGATAGCCCCATGAGATCAATCGTTGATCTTTGTAATTTAGCCTTGTCGCACCTTGCACAAGGCTACGTTATAAATGAGATTACAGAACCAACAAAACCCGCAAACTTGTGCAATACCTATTACCCAATTTGCCGACGTGAATTGCTTGATAACGAACATCAGTGGACCTTTGCAGTAAAGCGTGTTCGGTTGAACGTTGATGCAGGTTATGAGTTCGGCACAGCCTATGTTTTGCCAAGTGACAAAGTACGGTTATTTCAGCTTGAATCAGGCAGTCATTACTACATTGAAGGCAACTACTTATTTACTGATGACCCTGCGCCAGTTCTTCGATATGTCCACGATGTAAAAGATTTAGCCTTGATGCCTGACAGTTTTAAAACTGCTTTGTCATACCTTTTAGCAGCTCGAATTGCAGGCCCTTTGACTCAAAGTGAACAAAAGCAGATGCAGATGATGGCGCTTTATGGACAAAGTTTAGGCCAAGCGATTTTTGTTGACCTTCAACAGCATCGAATTGAAAAACGTCCTGAGCATGTAGGCTCGATGACTGAGGCACGATAATAATGCAATTTTCATTTAATGGTGGCGTTATTTCACCAGACATGTTTGGCCGCATTGATCAGGCTAAATATCAGACTGGTGTAGCCAAATGCAAAAACTTCTATGTTGAGTTGTTCGGCGGCCTGACATATCGAGCAGGCTTTCGCTACGTCCACCATTATGCGAAAACACTAGGTAAGATGCGCCTTATTCCTTTTATCTTTAGTGAAGTACAAACTGTTGTTTTAGCAATCCGTGCCGGTGCTGTAAATTTCTTTGCAGACGGAGGCATATTGCTTGATGAAAATGATGCACCAATAGAAGTTATTGTGCCTTATGCAGAACATCATTTAATGCAGCTGCGATATGCGCAATCTGCGGATGTTATAACTATTACGCACCCAGACTATCCACCTAGAAAAATTATTCGTAAAGGTGCCACTGAATGGGTAACAGAACTTGTATCTGTGGGGTATGGCCTTACACCACCGCAAAATGTAGCTGCAACAGCACACATTGAAGATAAATATAAACCCGGTGGTGCTAATCATGATTCATACATTGAGCGTGATTATTCTTATCAGGTAACAGCAATTAATGAAGAAAATGAATCTGCTGCATCTGCAAAAGTGGTAGTTCAAAACGACTTAACTCTTGGTGGAAACTACAACACAATAACGTGGGATGCAGTCACTGGAGCAACACGTTATAACGTTTTTAAATTGCGTTCAGGCTTGGCCTCTTACATTGGTGAAACAACAGAATTAAGTTTCACAGATGACTACATTGAAACCAATGGAGCAATTACACCGCCTTTAATTCGTAATCCGTTTGAGTTCTACCCAACCGCTGTTGGGTACCAAGGTCAAAGAAAAGTGTATGGGGGTGGCTACAAATCGCCTCAATGGTTGCGTATGTCACGAACAGCCACCGATGATAATTTTGGTTATCACATACCGCTGCAAGATACTGACTCAATACAAATACGTTTTTCTGCACGAGATGGTAACGGGGTAAAACACCTTGTTCCGATGAGTGATCTAATGATTCTTACAAGCAGTGCCGTTTGGCGATTGTCATCAGATGGTGCTGTAACGGCAGCAAGTGTAAGTGTAAATAAGCAATCCTCAGAAGGTGCGAATGATGTTACGCCTGTAGAGGTTGGGGGAGCTGCGGTTTTTGCTTCTGATCAAACAGGCCATGTGCATGAAATTTCATTAGCTAAGTCGTACACTGTCTCTTATCAGACCTTAGATTTATCAATTATGTGTCCACAATTATTTGATGAACATAAAATAATTGATTGTGCCTTATTACGTAAGCCTATGAGTATTATATATTTTGTTCGTGACGATGGGGTTTTACTATCTCTCACCTACGAACCGCAACAGCAGGTATGGGCATGGGCCGAGCATGATACTCAAGGTAAATTTTTATCTGTTGCAGCAATTCCTGAGGAAAATCAAACAGTTCTGTATGCATTAATTGAGCGTAATGGTTTCTATACTATTGAGCGCATGCTAACCAAACAACCTTTAGATATGCAGGATAAATGTCATTTGGATGGCAGTTTTCATTATAAAGGGGCGGCAGTCACTTCACTATCTGGCTTAGATTGGCTTGAAGGTCAGACAGTATCTGTATTCGCAGACGGTGGTGTAAAACCACCTGTTAAAGTTGTAAACAGTACAATTCAATTATCACGTGAACTGTCAAATGTTTGGATTGGATTGCCTTATGAAGCTGAAATGCAGACATTACCTGTATTTAATCAACAAACAAACCCTGTAAAACCCAAGATTGTAAATAATGCATATTTACGTGTGCTTGGTACACAAAATATTTTAGTAGGTTTTAATCAGGACAGTTTACAACCAACTCAAATTACTGAATACAAACCACGTAGCCGTGAACCTTACGGCAGACCATTAGATTTGATAGACGGTATTGTTGAAGTTCCTGTTGCCAGTACATTTGAAAGAGACGTTCAAATCACGGTAAAACATGATAAACCTCTACCTATGAAACTGTTGGCCTTGGAGGTAGAAATTAAATGAGACGAAATAATATTGAGATTCGCAAACCGACTGAGCGCGATATTCGTATTCTTGTTGAAAATTTACGACCTGCGGATCAAGAAGAGTTAAAAGCATATTTCAGTGATAACTATGATTGGATCGTTAAAACCTGTGTGAAGGGTTCGCGCGACGCATGGTCCGTTGTTGTAAATGGTAAGTTGCTTTTTATTTGTGGCGTTGGGCTTACAAGCTTAATTGGGAATGTTGGTTGCCCTTGGCTACTTGGTACCACTCACATTACTAAATACCCAATTGAGTTCGTGAAGCAAAGCCGCAGTATTTTACGAGAGATGCTTGCGAACTATGACGCTCTTAAAAACCATGTGTACATCAAAAACGATGCAGCAATACGGTTTCTAAAACACCTTGGTTTTTCTATCAAAGAACCTGTAATTCATGGGGCTAACGGTGAATTATTTCATCCGTTTAGTATTATGGTGGCATCATGATGGGCGGCGGCGGTGGAGGAGGTGGCGGTGGTCAAATGGGTGGAGGTAATCTCTATCAAGCCATTGCTACAGCTGCGGTAAAAGGTGGCACAACCTACTTAAAATTAAAGGCGCTGAAACAGTCTTTAGAACAACAAGCTGAATTGGCAGGAGCAAATGCAACTCTTGCCGATATCCAAGCGCGTGATGCTATCGACGATGGGCGTAATACTGTTACTGATTTTCAACGTAACCTTTCAGGTTTTAAATCAAGCCAGATTAATGCGCTTGCTGAAAATGGTATTGATGTCACACAAGGTTCTGCTGTTGATTTATTAGCAAGCACGGAAATGCTTGCGCAAGGTGATATCGACACTATCAAATACAATGCCGCAATGAAGTCTTGGGGGCATCGTGTTCAAGAGACGAATTATATTAATCAGAAAAATTCACTTACTGCCCAAGCAAAATCGGTACGTCCACGTTTAAATGCTGAACTTGCTGCAATGGATCAGTTTGCGTCTTCACTGTCAGGTGGAGGTGGTGGCAGTCCAATGCAGGGCGGAGATTCTCTTACTATGTCTCAGCCTACAACTGGCTCATATAACAACAATAGTAATTTCTCAATGTCGCTTTATGGCAACGAGCAAGGCGCATCGTGGCAAAACTATAATTGGAATTGGATGGGAGCATCTTAAATGCGTATACCTCAGTTTACTTCTCAAGTCGCTGAAGGCGATATGCCCAATGTACAGATCAGCGGCGGTGTTACACCAGGTCAAGCCGTCGATATGGTTAGCAGTCAAGTCGATGGTTTTGCCAATCTTGCAAATACTTTTGCGAATAAATACAAAGAATATCAGGATGAAAACGACCGTGTGCGCGTAATTGATGCACAAAACAAACTTTCTGAATTGCGCTTGCACCTCGAAAACAATGATACCGATGGATATATCAAGAAGAAAGGTGCGGATGTTGTAAGCTTTGATGATGGTGAAGGTGGAAGCTTCGTTGATTATTACTCACGGGCTTATCAAGACGGCGCAGGGGAAATTGCAGGCAAGTTAAGCAATGGCCGACAACGTGCCATGTTTCAGCAAATTGCTGCGCGTGATTCACTTCAATTTAAAGGCACTTTGCAAAACTATTTTGTCCGTGAAAATGATGTTTATCAAAATAGCGTGTACTCATCTTCTGCTGAGCGTTATATTCGTGAGATCAATGAAAACCCTGCGGATTTCGGAAAGATCGATGAAAGTCGTGAAAATCTAAAAGCCTCTTTGGGCAAACTAATGTCGCTCAACGGTAAATCTGCAACTGAAGCTGAAAATATGTATCTGAAATCAATTTCAGGCGCACACTTAAATAACATCAATGCATTTATTGAAAATGATGATTTGAAATCAGCTGTAACTTATAAAAATAAATATGGTACAGAGATTTCACCAGCAGATGATTATGCACTTAATAAGCGAATTCACCAGAAATTAGAAGAAAAGCAAGTTGAATCGTTAGTGAATAACGTCACAACAGGAACACAAGAATATAGTAACCCTGCTCTAAATGCTCCTCCGCAAGCATCGGCTGCAATTGCTAAAGAGCTGAAAGCGCTAACACCTGAGCAAATGAAAACCATTAAATACAATGATCAACGTTTAGATGTTTATACAGTACATGCAGCTAAAGAAAAAGGAATGGATTGGGCTGCACCCCTTTTGCTTGCTATTCGTTTATCTGGTGAAAAATCAAATAACAATGCTGTATCACCAAAAGGTGCTAAGTCAGTAATGCAATTTATGCCTGCTACTTGGGCTGAATATAATAAAGGCGGTAAACGGGATCTTAACAATCCCGCGGATACTATCGATGCTGCTTTAGATTTTATTTCCGATATTAGTAAGAAATATAAAACCAAAGACCCGATGGTTATTGCCGCGTATTATAACGGCGGTGGTAATGCTGCTAAAGCCGTGCTTAACGGTCAGCAACCGCCTGCATCAGAAACACGTAATTATATTCAACGTGTTGATAAATGGCTTACAGATGGTTTCGGAAGTTATATTAAACAACCTGCAAAATCTCGTGAGCAGGCTTACGATGAAATTTGGAAAAGTAATGCACCACTTGAGGTTAAACAGAAAGCTTTAGTTGCAACTGATCGTTATTATAGCGGGCAAGATAAAGCAAAAGAAGAACGGCAAGACAAAGAATACGACACTTTGTATAAAGATATTGTGTCAGGTAAATATTCATTTGAACAAATCCCTGCGGGAAGTATCACAGCTTTAGAACCAAGCCAAATTAATAGCTTAAAGTCTGTTAGTAAGGCGACATATTCCAAAGATGTTAAAACGGACCCTGTCGTTTTGAGCATGATTATGCTTAACAAAGATGAACTTTTAAAAGGCAAGCCACAATCAGTTTTACATCAGTATGCAGATAAACTTTCTCCAACGGATTATAAGGAAGTTACAAAGCTTTATGCCGATGTTAATGGTTTAAAAACGGCTAAGGCTAAAGAAGAAAAAACCTTCTTAGTGAATGACTCGACAATTTCAAGCGCGTTAAAACCATATTTAGGCGTGATCGGTATTACCAGTACCACTGATAAAAAACAGCTTGAGCACTATAACGCAGTAAAAACCGATTTAATGCAAACATTACGAGAGGCCGAAGCTAAAAACGGCGGTCATTTAAATTGGGATCAAGTTAACCGTGTTGTATTGAAAAACATTAACAATCAGGTTCGAGTCACAACTTCTCGTCCTTTCTTTGATGATAAGGTTGAAATGAACCGTGTATATGCTCAAGTAAAAAGTAAAAGCGATATAACTGAATCAATGAAGACAAAAATTGATAATATGTTTAAAAAGCAGGGTAGAAATCCAAATAACATTACGGATTCAGAATATATCAATGCTTATTATTCAATAATGCGAAGAGGTTTTTAAGATGTTGAAAAATATAATTATATTTTCTTTTTTGTTGGTTGGGTTTTCTGCAAATGCAGCTGTAAACGATGATGTGAAAGCATCAACTGCGATCGGCTTAAAGACAATAGAATCTGAAAAAAATTCTTGTTTTAACGCTGCAAAATTTAGTGGAGAATCATCAGAATGCTTAGAGGAAGCGATTCAACGTAAACAGGTTTTACTTGATGCATTAACCGATATTCGCGCTACTCGAGCAAAAGGCGATCCTAAATTACTCCTTAATATTTTTAACGATCAACATATATTTAATTTATTAAAGGAAGATTGTAAAAAGCTTTTAAAACTATCTCATCCAAATAGCAGCTTTTACTTTCAATACCAATGTGAGTTAAATGCTCAAGATATGTATTTTAAATACCTATGACAAATTTAAAAAACGAAATTGTAGAATCACAAGTTGAATCTGTAGAAGGCGAGTATTTAAATGCCCGTGATTACGCATTCTTACGTATGAAGCAAATGCGCGAACAAGCTGATGATTTGCAGCAACAACATGAAGAACGATTAACAAGATATAAAGAAAGTGCGCGGTATACTCAGGCAAGAGTTTTAGCGTCTATTTTTACAAAAACTATGTGAAGCTAAGCTGTCAACAGCAAACGCCAGTCTAACCAATAACAGCATTTAATATTACAAATAACTGTAGTCTTAAGTGCTTTTATTATGTCTGATCAAAATGCAAATCTTACAATTGGTCAATTATTTGAAATAAACCAAGGCAAGAACCCTACTCAAATTGCAGATTCTGAAGCCCATGCGCGTAAAGCCGCTAAATCGTTGGGCCTAGATTATGACAAAATGACAGAAACACCTGAGCAAATTGTTTCTGTAGCAGATGAAATCAACACACAAAAACGTGTGAATGATGTCGTTGCAAGCGATCCTGTACTTGGTAAATATGCACTTAATCCAAACCAAGCCGCTGTATCTTTAGATGACTTTGAAAATCTAAAAGACATTAGCGGTAAAGTTTCCCTACTTGGCTCGAGTCTCTCAAAACCATACCAAAGTGTTTCTTATGAAGACATTCAAAACGTTTTGAATAAAGGCACTTCACCAGAACAAAAACAACGATTAAAAGAACTTGGGGTATATGAAGACCCTCAAAAGAAAATTAAGCCAAATGTGAACACCAATTTAATTGATTCGTTCAGTTCAACCTTAGTTCCCCAAACATCGGACCAAGTTTTCAAAGAGCATTACGACCGTATTAAAAAGACGGCGGGGGTAATGTCTGCTGAACGGTTCAAAAAATATTATGAGAATCAAGTTTATTGGATGGAGCATACGGCAAGCGCTGAACCTGTAAGCCCTCAAGAGCAAGGCAATCGCTACGTTAATGCCGCATTCCGTGCTGTAGCTGCAATTGGTCAGACTGAAGGCGCGGTAATCAATGCAACTACTGGAAACGATAGCCTACTTAATCTTGCAACACGTGTAAAAAATAGAGCTGCACCATCACAAGAAATGTCACAAGCGCTTTATCAAGCGCAACTTGCTGCACAGACAAATGATGCAGGTGTGCTAGGTGCGGCCCAAGAATTGATAAGTAATGCTGATGCAGGCTTGGTCGGAGAATTTTTAATTGAACAAGCCCCGCCAGCATTAGCCGGGTATTGGGCAGGCGCAGCGGCAGGCGGTGTTTTAACAAATTCACTTATCCGCAACACTGCCAAATACGCACCAATGGTCATGAACTTGGAGAAGGCGGCAAACTTGGTACGTGGTGTGACTGTTGCGGGGAATGCTGCGCAAGGCGCATTAGGTGCGGGTACTGCCGATGCTCTGGTGTCTTATGGTCAGAACATGGCAGAAGCACGTGAGAAGTTTTTAACAAGAGAAGAGCAGATTGATTATGCAGCTGCAAAAACTTGGGGGTCTGCAAAATATTCAGCTTTAGGCGGTGCATTAATGCCCGTAACTTTTGGCGGTCCTTTACGTACTGTGGGTGGTCAAGCTGTAATTCAATCCGCTGCGGGCATGTATTCTGTGCAAGGTGCAGCCGATGCGGTAGGTGAAAAAGCCGACCCCGTAGAAATGGCATTAGAAGGTTTGTTAGAGGTCGCAACCGCTGCGCCTGAAGTAGCAATTACATCTGCGGCCAAAGTTAAAAACCAACGTACAGCACAATTTGCATTAGACCAATTACGCCAAGATCAGCAAGAAGATGCTGTGCGTTCAAGTACCTTTGCATCTGTACTGAACAACCTTATTGACCGCAACAAGGAGAGTAAGACCGCACAGCGTGATGACTCTGCAAGCCAAGCATTTATAAAGCAAGCCATTGAAGAACACGGCGCAGTTGAAGAAGTTTATATAGATGGGCAAACCTTCAACCAGTTATTACGTGACCGAAATATTGAACCTTCTGATTTATTTGAACGTGCACCAAGCTTGCAAGATCAGTTAGGCACAGCGGAAACATTTAACGGCACTGTACAAATACCAGTGAATGAATTTGTTTCTGCAATGTCAGTTGTTGAACGTCCAACAGACTTTGTTGAAAACGTCCGTTCTGACCCTAACATGCCAACCTACCGTGAAGCTCAAGAGAACCTTGCAAAAACAACAGAACAAATGCAGCAAGAAGCCAACATCTTTATGGAAGAGCAAGCGCGTTTTGAAAATGCCGAAGATGCTAAGGAGTTGGTCGCTACAGAAGTTCAAAAACAATTGTCTAGTGTTGGTACATTCACTGCTAAATACAATCGTGCTGCTGGCGAATTGACTTCTGCTTTCTATTCAACCTTAGGCGATAAGCTCGGCATTAGCGCCAAAGAAGCTTTTGACCGATACCCAATCCGAATAGCAGATGAACCGAACGCTGATAAAGGAACTTCATTTAATCAAAGTGCAGCACCTGAACAAAAAATCTCAGTAGATGATTTTGTTAAGGGCATTAAAAAACAATATGAAATTGAATTAGGTTTAAAAGGTAGCCCATCAAGTAATGTTCTTTCATTGCATAAAATCATTGTGCCTGAAGCTATGCGCAATCAAGGCACTGGCACTAATGCAATGCAGGATATTATTAACTATGCTGACTCGCAAAATAAAACAATTGCACTTACTCCAAGTTCAGATTTTGGCGGGAATAAAACCAGACTTACAGGCTTTTATAAAAAACTCGGCTTTGTTGAAAATAAGGGCCGCAATAAAGATTATGAAATTTCTGAAAGTATGTACCGTTCACCAAATGGTCGTAAATATAATCAAGCGAATGGTGGTACACGCGGTTCAATTACTTTCACAATTGGTCAAGATGGTTCAACAATTGTTCTAAGCAAAAATGCTGACTTTTCTACCTTTGTGCATGAGCTAGGGCATCATTTCTTAGAAATGAATATGCAAATTGCTTTAAGTCCTGATGCGCCTGCACAAGTCCGTGCAGATATGGAAACGGTAATGAAGTGGGCATCACCAGAAACAACGGACCTTGGCGAATGGGATTTTTTCACCGATGCGGAAAAAACCGAAGTTCATGAAAAATTTGCAGAAACGTTTGAGCAATACGTTTTTACGGGTAAAGCCCCAAGCGCATCATTAAAACAAGTTTTCAACCGTTTCAGACAATTCATGATTGCTGTGTACCGGAACATTGAAAAGTTTATGGGCATCAATGACCGTGCGGAATTGAATGCTGATATCACGGGCGTAATGGACCGTATGCTTGCATCATCAAGCGCCATTGCTGAAGCACAAGCCGCGTCAAATCTTGAAATGCTAATTCATCAAGATGATGCAATGCGCCTTGGAATTTCGCCAAAAGATTATGACGAAATGCGCCAAGATCATGAAATTGCTACAGAATTATCTATAAATACTTTAGAGCAGAAATCACTGCGCAATATGCTTTGGTACCAAAAGCAGAAATCTAAGTATATGAAAACATTGCAAAAAGAAGCTGATAAAAAACGAACTGCGGTTCGTGAAGATATGGCAAAGGAAATTACGCAACAACCTGTTTATCAAGCCATGGCCTTTCTACGTCAACCGCTTGACCAAGTTGTTAAGCGCGATTCAACCAAGGTTGAACCCGAACGTGATAATTTATTTGAAGCTATTGCTAAATTCGGTGGGCTTGATGCCAATGAGGTAGAAAGCACTTGGGGCATTGATGAGGCTGCTAAAACAAAATCAGGTGTAGGCAATAAGCCTGTTGTACGTTCTTCAAAGTCAAAATTAAAAGGCCTGTCGATTGAATCAATGGCTGAGAAGCTTAGCGAAGAAGGTTATTTAACTTTAGATGAGCACGGCAAATTTGATACACGCGAACTCGAAGATAAATTTGCCGACCAGTTACGCGGCGTTAATCAATATTCAACTCAAGTGGATCCTGAATTATTAGATTATTCGCAAGATATGGATCTACTGCAACGCTATGCAGAAGGCCGTACGACAAAAGGTAAATTGTCATTAGATTGGATTGAAGCCAAATATGGTCGTGACAGTGCTATTTATCAAAGCATTTCTAAAGGTGCGTATGGCTTTGCGCAGCGAGGCGGTGAAAATCCCGATGTAGTTGCTGAGATGTTCGGCTACGAGAGCGGGGATGCATTGATTCGTGATTTGCTTAATTCACCGAGTCCAAAGCAAAAAATTGATGAGCTCACTGATGCGCGCATGGCAGTTCAATACTCTGAATTTTATGATCAGCAAAGTATTGTTGAAGCGGTCGAAGCTGCTTTGCACAATGATGTTCGTGCACGTTTCTTATCTGCTGAAATGGCTGCATTAAACGGTATGCTTGGTCGTAAGTCAGCTTTGAATGAAGCAGCAAAAACAGTTGCTCAAGATATTGTGCAACGCCAAAAAATTAAAGACATTCGACCGCATGTTCGTGCGCAAGATGATGCGCGTTTAGGGCGTATGGCTAATGACGCATTCCGCAAAGGTAATACGGTTGAAGCCGCCAGACATAAGCGCAATCAATTAGTACAGTTCTATGCGACCAAATATAGCTATGACGCTAAAGACCAAATTCAAAAACACCTTGATTTAGTCAAAAAGGTTTTTGGTAATAACGAGAAGTTGTCTAAAAACCGTGACTTTGATTTCGTGACTGCTGCACGCGGCATTTTAGGTAAATATGACCTTGGCCGTGAATCTACAAATTACGAGCATCAACTAGAATTGATTCGTAAATATGACCCAACCACTTATGCTGAAATTCAAAATATCGGTGCTTTACCTGAAAACCAAAGCTACCGTGAATTAACGCTTGAGCAATTCAATGCGGTAATGGCTGCGGTCGAAACGCTATGGCATCGTTCACGCGAAAACAAAGTGTGGCATACAACCAATGAAGCCTTTGAGCGTGAACAAGTCCGTGAAGAGTTGATACAACAATCAGGCGGTAAGAAAAGTGTTGAGAAAATTCAGCAAACTTTATTGGGTAGAGACAAGACCGCTGAACTTAAAGCGCGATTCATGGAATTGGGCGCATCTGCAAAACGTGTTGACCAGGTTATTACATGGCTCGATGGTGGCCCAACTGGTAAATTCCGCAAGTACTTAATCAACCCTATGCAAGATGCTTTAGCAAAATATCGCATTGAGAAAGCCAAGATGCTTAAAGATGTGGTTGATATTTTTGAAGGTTTCGGAAAATTGGATAATTCAAAAATCGCTGCACCTGAATTAAACAATTTTACTTTTGTAGGTAAGCAATCTTTACTGCATGCGATTCTACACACAGGCAATATGAGCAACAAAGAGCGTCTTGTTTTGGGCTACAGTTGGGGCGCACGTTTAGAAGACGGTTCTGTTGATTTCAGTGCTTGGGATCAATTCTTTAACCGGATGATCACCGAAAATGTGATTACTAAAGCGGACATGGATAACATCCAAAAGCTTTGGAATCTTTTTGATAGATACAAAGAGCAAGCGCAAGTTACCCATAAAAAAATTAATGGTCGTTATTTTGACGAATTGCCGCGTACACCAGTGAGCACACCATTTGGCGAATATGAAGGCGGTTATGTGCCTGCGGCTTACGACCGCATTCGCTCAAATGAGCAAGACCGCATTCAAGATAAAAACTTAGCTGAAAATAACTTGCAGGCATTAGACATAGCAACAACGGGCGCGAACTTCACCAAGTCACGTGCAGATCGATACCACGATCAACTTGAATTGGATATGTCTCGTTTACCAAGTCATCTTGATAAAGAGCTTCGCTATATTCATCTTGAATTACAGATTCGCCAAGTAGGGCGCTTGTTGCTGAATAAAGATTTTCGAAATGAAATTGAGCGCGTAATGCCTTTCGGGGTGAAACAAGTCTTTAATCCCTGGCTTAAAGCAATCGCTAATCAGACAGTAGATGAAAGCTCAAGTGTTCATTTGCTAGATAATATTTTCCGTGCTTTGCGTAGAAATACAGGCATTGCAATTATGGCGGGCAACCTGAAAAATGCCATTGAACAATTCACAGGGTTTACACAAGTTTCCGTGGCGGTACCGCCTAAACAATTGCTTAAAGCACAGGCGCACTATTTTACGTCTGTGGCTACACGTGAAGACATGGCAAACAACATTATGGAAATGTCAGACTTCATGAAAACACGTTTCGACCGTGCAGCTGATGAATACCGTTATGCCGTGGATGAAATTGTTTTTCAAAAAGGCGCAATACAGACTGTGAAAGATTTCACTATGAAACACGCGTATGTATTGCAAACAACGATACAACGACCAATGGAAATGATTTCTTGGCAAGCTGCATTCAACCATTACACAGAACAGGGATATACACAGTATGACGCGGTCCATGCAGCTGATGCAGTCATTCGCCAATACATGACAGATATGTCACCTGAAGGTATTTCAAATCTTGAACGCGGTACACCTGCTAAACGAATGTTTTTGATGTTTTACAACTGGTTCAATATGATTTGGAATACGACGAGCTCTGAAGCAAAGCTTGCACTTGAAGCAAGTAACGGGTCATGGTTACAGGCTTCGCCACGATTAGCTTATATTGCCCTAATGATGATCTCTATTCCTTCAATGTTGTCAGAACTGCTAGGTGTTATTTTTGCAGGTGGCTTAAAGGATGAAGACGATGACGACAATAAGTGGGATGACCTATCCGCAAAACTTGCGCTTTCACAGTTAAAGATGCTTTCGGCTTTTGTGCCGTATGCAGGTAACGTGGTAAACGCTGCCATTAGCAATACAGACGATAATGTCGTTAATGACCGTTATACAGCTTCACCAGTGTTTAGCATGGGCGAAAGTGGACTTTCATTGATACAACATTCAAGACGTGCTTTAGATGAAGATAAAGAAGTAAACCAAGGCAAAGCAGCAAAAGACATGTTGAACACGGCTACATTAGCAACAGGCATTCCTTTTGCTGTACTTGGTAAACCTTCTGGTTATTGGCTTTCAATTGCGCAAGGTAAGAAAGAAGCACCAGAAAGTATCTATGATGCTACGCGCGGAACTATTACAGGGAAGCATGCACCAGAAGATGACAAGTAATTATGTGGCGTGATTTTTTGTTATTTCCCGTTATTTAACAACAATTTGCCTAAAAATTATAGTTGACTCCATATTTTTGTTAGTTCAATATCTAATCAAATTATGGAGTTTTAAACATGAATTATTTAGTAACTAAGAACTTGGGCAATGGTTTTTACTTAGGTAAAGGTAACGTTAGACAAGGGGGTAAAGAATTTATCGTTATTAAAAGTGATAAAGAAATGCTCATAGGTGCTGAAACATACAAATACGATGCTTCAACCAATCAATTGTTATGGGAAGGCATTCAAAACTTAGGACAAGTTGTTGTTGGTTTTGCTGATACTGAAGAGGAAGCTTTAGATTTGGCGTTTTAAACACCTGTTGACAGTACGGGACTAGCAACCAACTATTTATTTGTAAGCTTACCTAAAATTGGCTGTAGAGAATACGGCCTTTTTTATTGGTGAGCTTATGACAGTTCAGGTTACCGAACGACTCAGTCAACTATATGTTGGCAATGGAGTTAATACGCGGTTTGATTTTACATTTAGAGCATTCCAACAAGAAGACTCTGACGGCGTATCAGTGCGTGTACGGATTGGCTCTGAATTCGAATTAATGGACCGCTCCAAATATAACGTAAACATTAACCCAGATAATATGGGGGGATATGTACTTTTTAACGACCCTCCAAATTCTGAAACCTATTTCTATGTCTCTGGTGATACCTCTCTTGATCAACTTTTAGATATAACTAACTATGATAACTTTTATCCGGATGCCCTTGAAAAAGCTCTTGATAAGCTAACAGCAATTTTGCAGGAATGGTCTTCGGCCTTGGGCCTAGAATCAGTTTCTAGAAAAGAAGCTTTAAACATTTTGCAAAGTAATGTTTATGCCATGCTAGAGGAGGCGATTGCAAACGGTACTGTTAGTGCTCTTGCAATCACTACCGTTGATACAGTGGATGGTTTACTAGATTTAAACACTTGGGCAGGTAGGACAGTTGAGGTTTTAGATTTTTTGCAAAACGGCAAGTTTAAATTCAATCCTGCTAGAGAAAATGAATACGACGGTGGTACTATTTTTTTTGGTTGGGAGCGAATTGATTTTGACACTATAAACTTTAATATGTTTGGCGCTGATCGCTTAGGGGTTGAGCCCGTAGATTCTAAAATTTTAGCAGCGTTTAATGCATCACGGTTATTAAAAAAACCTATTCACAATTTTAGTGGTAAGTACAAATTATCGGGTTCAGATATTATTCAAGTTGCTGAAACGACATTATTAGATGGTTCTGAGTTTGTCCCAACATCAGAATATTCTGGATATTTTGTCATTCAGCGTGAAACTGAAATTAATATCTATGAAGAAAGTAGCGCTATTGTTCAACTAATTAAGACTGGTGGAATACTTCATGAGGGGGATTGTAAGTGGGGTGTAATTGCTAACGACAAAACCCTTAACGATCAATACTTAACAATCTATTCGACTCAACCAATGTTTGTATATCGTGGGAATTTACAAACCCGCTTTATGATGAATCGCTGTCTAAAAAATGGGCAAATGAAAAGCCCGCTATTTTATGATTTAGACTTATCAACGATTAATAAAATTAAAGCTCAAAAGATTCATGACTATCCGATTATAGTTTCTGGATTCTGTTTTGATGAGACTAATACAAATTCAACGAATCTTTTGAAAGGATTGTCGACTAACTCTGTATATGTAAGAAACCTACGCTACAAGGACTATTCAGAAAGTCGCACAGCGATACAAACACGTTTAAGTATTCTCGATTGCCATAATTTTTATATCGATACTATTAATACAAGTAGCGTCTATATCAATAACAACTCGGATAGTTCATATACTGTTTTTGCTGGTGAATGTTATGAGCTTGTTCTCGATAAAATAGTTTCAGATGGTACAGGTTGGGGGGCTATCGGATTTAATAACTGCCAACGAGTTGAATTTAAAAACTCTCAGCTTAACCGTATTGACTTCCATTTGCCTTGCCATGAGTGGTTGAAGATTGAAAGCTGCACTATTGGAAACTGGGGAATACTTGTCACGATGATGGGCGATCTTTACGTTATTAATACCCGTTGTCTGCAACGAGATGCATATAACAACTCGGGTATTATTCGTTCACGTTCTGATACAGGTGGTTTCTGCAACGGTGATCTATTCTGGATAAATAGTACTATTGATGGGTATACACCTATCACGATGCCTTTAATTAGCTGCCAAGGAAGTTTTACACCACCTGCAGGAAGCCCAGTAAGGGCCGAAATATTTACAAATGTTTATATTGATGGTCTTAAAAAACGTAGTAAAACCCCGTTCTTAACTGGCTTGATTAGTACTCCAACAACTATTGCGAGTGTTGAGAATAAACTACCAAAACGGATTGAAGTTAAAGGCTTTGTGACAGAGGTAGATGAACAGGCATTGAACCTTAATTTCAGTCGCTTCTCAAATCGAACTGAAGGCGTTGTTGTTGAATATCACAACGTGAAAATTAACAACTTGCAATTTAATGATATGAATGCTGTAGGAACTCCAGTTGAAATATTACTTGATAATGTTCGCGGTATTGATAGGTCTGTACGCACTTCACTGACAGTCACTGCAAATGCAGAAGTAAATATTAACAATAGCAAGTTAATGAAATATCGTGAATATTCTGGGGGGTGGTCACCATTTCTACCCATTGTTCGATTCAATGGTGGACTTCTACACAATCCAATTGATACCACTTACTTTGATGTTCAAAACCCTTCAAAGGATAGAATTGTTGCTGTCGGTACAGATTTTAGACCAGGTAATCAAAGTCAATTTTTAGCGGATTTATTGTACTTCACACCTAAGTCTTGCACTTTTAATAATGCTAGATATATGCCTTTATTTACAGGTGATGGTACAGGCAGCACTTATAGTTTCACTCTTGCAGCTTATGGATCTATTCGAATACTGGTTAGAACTGGTTTTGATGGCGGCGCTAACTATGTTGAGCAGCAAAAGGATATATGGATTGCTGGTGCTGGTGTTTACAATTTGCAAGTTGGAACTGTCACGGTGACTATTGCAAGCAATGTGGCAACAATTACTGTTGATGCTACATCACTACGAATAGTTGGGTTGATTTCTTAAAATATAAAAGCCCCTATTGATTAGGGGCTTTTTACTGTCAACAGATTTCGATACAGAAACTAAACCAATCAATAAAATGATGAAAACATTGGATTGGTGGCAAAAATGAACGACCCTTTAACTATTAAATCCTTGCCGTGGGTAATAAAAATCTGGGCGGCAGTCATGGGCGGCATTTTTGCTCTCATGTTAAGCGGTGATATCGACATTGAAGGCAAAATTAAAATCAACCTTGGTGTCATTTTGAAATTATCTATCAGTATCACAATCGGCTTGTATGGTGGTTCAGCTTTCATTGAATATCAGGATTGGGGCAATCTTCATCCTATGACCCATGGTTTTATCTGCTTGATCTTTTCGGTGTTCGGAATGCTTTTAATTGGTATTTGGTACCAAGCGATTAGGTTGTGGAAGGGTAAAACAATGAGCGAATTAATTTCTGAAATTAAAGAATCACTTAAAGCACTTTTTAAGTAGGAGATTGCCATGTCAGTAGAAAAATATATTGATGATTTAATCAAACGTGAAGGCGGTTATGTAAATAACCCTAATGACCGTGGTGGCGCAACTAACTACGGAATTACTGAAGCAGTTGCGCGTGTCAATGGTTGGAAGGGCCCAATGCGCGATTTGCCTTTAGATTTAGCAAAGCAAATTTATAAACAGCAATATTGGATTAACCCGCGTTTTGATCAGGTGAATACTTTATCTCCTCTAATTGCTGAAGAGTTGCTTGATACTGGTGTTAATTGTGGTGTCTCTTTTGCAAAGCCTTTATTACAACGTGCGTTGAATTTATTAAATAACCAAGGTAAAGGCGGTTGGCCCGATCTAGCCGTTGATGGTATTTATGGTTCAGCTACGTTAGGGGCCTTAAAAATCTTTCTTGCTAAACGTGGTAAAGATGGTGAGAAGGTAATGCTTAAAATTCTTAATATCATGCAAGGCCAACGTTACATTGAAATTTGTGAACGCAATCCCACGCAAGAGCAATTCTTTTATGGCTGGATCAGTAACCGGATCGCATAAAGTGATTTTGTGTAAGAGAACTAAACTAGCTGCATTCATTACCATGCTGTGCATTCTGTTTTCAGGATGCACAGCACATTCTATTAATAACAACATTCAAGTATCATTGTGCGTAACGGCACTATGAGTTTAGAAAATGAAACAAGAGTTAATTAAGGTTCACGACTTAGCGAACTCTAAAATGATTGATTTACTGGCAGAGTTTGACAAGCAAGGCGAAGTCACCAAAATTTATGACCTAAATGGCAATGAGCTGAAAATTAATTTCTTGCGTGATGAGGTCTATTATAAAAAGACTTGGTGGCATTTTCAGAAGAAACAAAAATAG